CCAGATCTTTCAAAGTTTTCTCTCAATATAGACATAAGATAGGTTTTTCCTGTCTTGTCGTCCCCGTTAATACAAAACACGCTTGGTGAAGAAACTTTTGCATTAAGATTGTAATTAGAAATAATTATAGACTCTTTTAAATCATTTATTATTTTATTATGACCAGCAAACTTTTTAACTATATCTGAAAAAACCTCATTTAAAAATACATTATCTGAAAGGGGGCTAGCCTTTCTTGAGAAAAAAGATTCAAGGTGATCCACTTTTACCTCCGCCCTTTTTGACTCCTTTCTTTTAGACCAGTCGGATATTTTCTTTTCGAACTCTGACAATAAAACATCATGATTTTTTTGTTCTTTTGCCAGCTTGATTATTTCAAGTTGCATTTTTTTCATTTCTGGATTTAGTTCGAAATGGCTCACTTTAGCTTGCGCCCCACAATGATCAACAACATCAACAGCTTTATCTGGGTAATGTTTGTTTGGACTGAACCTCTCGCAATAATCAATCACACTATCAATAAACTCTTTAGAGTAGGTAACATGGTGAAACTCTTCGTAATAAGAGGTTATCGTAGGTAATATTTTACGCATTTGAAATTTAGAAGGTTCCCTGACTGTGACCCTCTCAAACCTCCTATCCAGAGCGCTGTCCTTTTTAATTGTAGCGTTGTATTCGTTAATAGTAGTCGCTCCTATGCAGCTGATGGTTCCGCGAGCTAGTTCTGGCTTTAGAATGTTTGAAGCCTCTAGAGACTCCTTGGAGCCTCCTGAGCCACCTGCCCCGACAAGAGTATGGACTTCGTCGATAAAAAGAATAACATTATCATATTTTTTAGCCTCATCAACAAACTCTTCTAGTCTTTGTTCAAATTGACCACGATAAGTTGTTCCTGCAACCATGCTAGATAAGCTAACAGAATATATAACTTTATTAGACAAAAGCTCTGGAGCTTCTCCGTTTACAATTTTATTAACGAGACCTTCTACAAGAGAAGTTTTTCCTGTTCCAGCTGTTCCTACCAATATTACGTTGGGCTTTTTTTTGCGACATAAAACTGTTGAGATCTCAGATATTTTATCGTCAAAATCAACAATCTTATCAAACTTATTGTTTACTGCTTTTATATTTAAGTTCTCAGCAAATTGAGAAAGCACCTCATTTTCTTCAAACATATCAATAATTTCTTTGTCTCTAGATAATGGTGTTTGAGATTCAATAGAACCAATGGACTCAATTAAAGATATATCTACGTCACTCAAGGAAAAGGTTATCTCGCTAACAAGGTTTTGAACAAGGTCCTCGTCAACTAAAATAACATCTCTTACAGCTTTTGGAGCGATGTCAACATCTAGAAAGTTTAAGAATACAATTTCTGGAGGGATATAATCAAAACCAAACATCTCTTGGGCCGATTCCCAGCAATTATTAAAAAAGCCAGATAAAGCCTTGTCATATTTTTTTGAACAGTTCTTGTTCTGCTTTTTTCTTTCTATTACAGAGTCACTAGCTTTATATAAAGCATCCTTTAATTTGTATTTTTCTATTATTTTTGAACAAGACAGGCTAAGATCGTCGAGAAAACAATCAAAAAATATATCAATATCAAGACAGTGTCTGTGCATATTTATGCAAGCAGTTTCTGATTCTTGAATCACAGAACGTATTTGCGGCGTAAAAAGGTTTAAATTCATTTTTTCTTTATGTCTCTTGATTTCATTAATATTTTTGTATCTACCACTTTTATGGTGTCAACAAAACTTGTACCTCCGTCGCTTCTTGTAGCGTTGATAATTATAATGTCCTCTTTTTTAATTTTGTTTTTAGCAAGGAAGTTAGAAAGTTTGTCTTCTCTTTGGTTGTCCATTAATAACAACTTTGTTGAGGCGGTATTATCAGAAACCTCTATCATCATATATTTATTGCCATTGGTAGATATTCTTGTAAAAAAATCTTTGACCTGACATACAGCTTTGAATTTATCAGTTGAGCTTAAAAGTCCAACTTCTTTAAGTGTTTCTAGTCTGCCGTAATCTGCCTCGAAACATTCATTAAGAGAATACGAATAACTATAACCAAGAAGATTGTTTTCATACCACCAGTTTGTAAACTTTTCGTGGCTTTTGTTCTTATTGTAAATCTCTCTATATTTTGAAAAGTTTCTCTTGAATGTTTCAAATCTTTTCTCTGAAATTATAGGTTTATTGTCGTCTCCCAAAACTTTTGAATCAACAACATCTGCTATAGAGTTCAATATATCATAGCCAAACCTTTCTCCTATTTTAATAAAATTTCTTTTTTCTCTGTCTGTTAATAAGTTAAATGCTTGGGCTTCAAGAACTAATCTGCTTCTGTTGTCCGTTTTATCATCCATAGTTCCAGCCTGAATTAAGGCTGCTAGAACAGATATATTAATACCACATTCTTTTGCTGCTCCAAAAACCTGATATTTGTTATCGAACTCAACCCCTCTAAAGTCCACTAGATTCTCAAGCGCCTTAAGAGAAATACCCTTAATACTATTTAAGCCGTATCTGATATTAGCACCTTCAATCTTAAAGTTTATATCTGATTTAAAAAGACTTGGGGGAAGTAGTGATATCCCGAAATCGCAAAGCTCTTCGTTTACATCGTTAACCGTTTTCAAAGGTTCTGGCTCGAACTCAGAAGATTCAAGAACAGATAAAAAGAATTCTTTGGGATATTTGTATTTTAAGTAAACAGTCTTCGCCGCTAGGTTGGCATAAGCAAAACTGTGAGACTTATTAAAAGAGTAATCTGCGGAAGCTTCTAATGCCCCCCAATAAAAATCGCATATTAGTTCGTCTAAATGCTTTTCTAAACCAGCATTATACACCTTCTCTTTCCATTCTGGCATTTCATCGACTTTTTTCTTTCCTACTATTCTTCGTAAGGCTTCAGCCTCGTCCAAAGTAAAGCCAAATACTTTGTTGGCAATCTGCATTAATTGTTCTTGATAAAGAATAACATTATTAGACCAAGACAATATCTCATCTAAATCTTTCTGCAAATTAAGATCTGTTGGCGCATGTTTTTGGTTGATATACTCGTCTAGAAATTGCAAGGCCCCAGGCCTTGCAAGCGCTACAACGTCAGATAACTCATTGATGTTGTTGGGCTTAACTTCTTGGCATACCCTAAAGTTTGTTTCTGCAGAAATTTGAAACAACCCAACTGGATGGTTGAAGTTTTGGAGGGTATCATAAATAAATTTATCTTCTTCATCTACCAGTTCTAATTCTAAACCTATCTTTTGGCATGTTTTATGAGCGATAGTCAATGTTCTTAATCCTAAGATGTCAAACTTAACCATTAAGTCTGCGACATCATTCATATCGTATGCAGTAACTAAATCCCCATCTTTTGTTTTTTGAAGCGGGACCACATCACCAATATCTCTAGAACAAATTGCGATACCAGAAGGATGAACCCCAGCATTTTTTGTTAGGCCCTCTACTTTTAGGGCGTTTTCGAATGTTCTTTTGTGTTTAACAGCCCAGTCTGCAAATTTTTCGCTTTCCTCTTCTGCTTTGTTTAGGGAAAATACTTTCCCGTGAAGCTTTGGTATCATATCACTAACCCTTCCTGCCTCTTCTTCCTTAGCTCCATCAAAATATTTGGTAGCCTCTCTAATGCACAGCTTAGAACTAAATGTATTGAACGTTAATATTTTGGCAGTTTTGCCTTTGTGTACTTCTTCAATATATTTAATTACTTGTTGTCGTTTCTCATAAGAAATATCAGAATCAACATCTGGAAGAAGACTGCCTACCAAAAACTCCTTGCCATTTTTGTCTATAACTTTTTTAGCCCTGCTCTTAGAAACGAATCTTTCGAAAAACAAATCGTGAGGGATTGGGTCTATGTTTGTAACTCCGAGTAGATAAAGCACTAATGAGCCCGCTGCAGAGCCTCTACCAGCACCAGTTGGTATGTTGTTTTCGTGACAATAATTTAATACGTCCCAATTTAAAAGGATATAATCAGTAAAACCTAACTCATCAAGAATTTCAAGTTCATATTTCGCTCTATCAAAATAAACGTCTTTGTTTTTAAATTTAGTAATACCCTTGTCTCTTAAACCCTTTCTTGCGAGTTCAATCATAATCTCTTTATTAGAGCTTTCAAGCCCCAATCCAATACCAGAAAGAACTTTTTCGTTGACTGGTGTCTTAGGTAGCTCTACTCCAGCTGGCTCGCAATCGTCATAATCTGTAAAATCTTTAAAAATCATAAGTTCATTGCTTTTTTAAGTTCACAAAAAATCTGGTAGCACATCTCAATATCATAAAGGGCATCATGTAACTTTTCTTCTTCGAAATCAATTCCAAAATACTTTAACAGTTGAATTTGAGAAACCTTTGACTTTAAACTTCTGTCGTTTATTATTTTATACTGCCAACTAAGGAAGTTTTCTTTTGGTTTTTCCAGACCTTCTCTATGAGCTTTTCCTAATGCTCTGGTATCATAAATTCTATCAAAATATGTAAAGTCTCTTTTTCTTCCAAACATTCTTTGGAGTTCTGCTATCATATAAACATCAAAGCCTAATAGGTTTTGCCCTATTATTTTATATTGGGGATCATACAAATACTCCTCAAAGTCAGCAAGGACAGTTTCTGGATCTTCTTTTTTCTTGTTATAAGTATCCCAAGAAAAGCCTGTTAATTTTTGTACTATTTTAGGAATTTCTAAATCCTTAAAATCCAAAAACCTATTGTGCGTCTCTATAACCTTATAGCCTTGACAAACAATCCAAGCGATCTGCCAAGGCTTCGATGAGTGCAAATTTAATCCTTCTGTCTCTGTATCGAAGACTATGTATTTTTGATCGTATGTAAGCATTACTATGGTTAAAGAATAACATAAAGTAACAACTAGTCAAGTTTTTTATCTGTTTTCGACATAAGATTCTAAACAAAATTCATCAGAAGCAAAATCATTTAAATTAGGGCTTGAAAAGGTAGGGCTTCTCCCCATTCTTCGACTGCATATAGCCTTGTGCATCTGGAAAGCATGGAAGTCTTCTTTGCTTTTGTAGTAAATGCTTTTACATTTGGTGGTTTTAACTCCCAAAGAATCAAGAACTCTTTTAATTTGGAAGTCGAATGGGTGATTATTCTCTTCAACGAAATAGTTGTGTTCAATACCTTGCAAAGACAACTCCGATAGTCCAAACATGAAAATGTTATTGTAAATATAAGAGTCATAGAAAGGAACGGAAACCAATACGTCTTTAAAGAATGATTTTTTATAATCAGAAAGAGAAAGTGACCCACTATCACTTGTGTGGGCATCGGTATACAGAGATCTTATAGTTTTTATACCGTCATTGTTTTTTGCAAAAAATATAAGCTTACTGGGACGCAAATCACAATCCTTAGAGTCTTGAACGACGGATAACCTAATACCAAAAACAAACTTTATACCTTCTTCTGAAAGTTTTCTTTTCAAAGATCTAAACCCAAAAAAAGAATCTTCCACACAGACTACCTCTTCCAGCGATTTGGCTTTGGCAATGTCGACAATATCATCAACAGACAAAATAGATTTGCCAATGCTAAATTGACTTTTAAATAGCGGTATCATGACATGATGTTAAAGCAGATTACTAACGTTGTCAACCCTAAAAGCTGGACAACCCTTATATCTGAGTTTTTTTATCTCATTGCCTATTCCATCGTCAAGTTTTTTCTGTAAGGATTCAGCATCGTAAGAAGAAGAAACAAACTCTCCATCCTTATCAAGCAGGTGATAATAATCAAAGGCAAATTTAAAAGGGCAATGCCACATTGGAGTGCCGTCTTTTTTGAGTTTACCAGCGTAATCGGCGAAACCACATACGATCTTCCCAGCAAACCCATCCTCCTTCTTAGGGTAACCTTTATCATAAGCCAAATTACTCTTTGCTGTTTTCTCATTAAAATTATTAATAATTTCTTGAACTTCGGTTAGAAAATACTCAAACCCTTCTAGTTCATCGGTATCAATTGGCTCCATTTCAAGCAAACCTTCGTTATTACAATCAAACTTCAAAAAAAGAAATTCCATCTTTCTTTTGATATATTCTGGATATAGATGTTTAATTGCCAGACAATACATTAGGTCTTGCATGTTGTCTTCGTATTCCTTGCCAGCAAAAATAGCTTTGGATGTTTTAAAATCTCGAATAAGGGCTGTTTTTTTTCTTTTGAATAAATAAAGTTTGTCTATAAAGCCAAGAATTCTGTAAGACTTGCCGTCTTCATTAACGGCTATGTCAAACTTTTCTTCTGATATAGCTTTTGTCGGCTTACCATCTTTATCTCCAAAAAAGTCATAATTCAAACCCTCTAATATCATCTGATTGACAAGGTCTAGATTTTCAAAATCATCTATGCCATACTTTTTAGAATAAGCTAAAACCATCCGATCAATTGGAGGTGAGGCTTGAATGTTTTGCTTTTTGACTATTTTTGTATAATGGTGTTTGTGTTTTGGATTTCCTAGTAATTCGAATACTGCGTGGCAAATTGTTCCACGAAGAGACCCATGATTGGATTTATCTGGCAAGCGTAAATGATATTTAGACCAGTACTGCCAAGAACACATTTGAAGTGTTTTAATTCTAGACGCGGATAGAGGTTTGTTAAATGTTTCCATAATTAAAGTTGTATGTTTTCTTGTATTTTTTAAAGTTAGAAGAAAAGGATTTGTTTATTCCACGGGATTCCATTTCTCCAGCAATAGATATAACAGAAGAAGAAGACTTTTCGTGTTCTAAAGAATTACAATGTTTTATGTAATCATAAATTTCATCTTTTGTCATTTCACCAAAGTCGTTGCTTGTTGGCGGAGCAAAATATATCTTTTCAAAATCAGTGCAATCTGAAAGTTTAAATATTGATTTAATAGCGCCCTCAAAACCTCTGTTCCTTTCTGAATTAAAATCATTATTAAAAGAAACAAATATCTTATCAATTGGCATCACGCTTAATTTTGAGATGAATTTTGGAGATATGTTTAGACCAAAAGACACTAAGACATTCTTTACTCCGCTCTCATAGAGAGACAGGCAATCCCCTATTGATTCAACTACGTGAAGGGTTTTTTTAGATAAAATTTCTTTCTCTATTTCTTTAACAGAATAATAAGGATAAAACCAATCAGAACACCTTCCAACATGAAGCCATTTTGGTTTTTTGTCATTTGTTATTTTCCTGCCAGAAAACCCATGTATTTTTCCATCAGAGCGAAAGACAGGAAAGACCATTCTTTGATACATTTTATTAGACATAGCCAAACCACAATTAAATTTCTCTAATGTAGATTGAGATATACCCTTGTCTAAATAAAAATCGTAATGGGGCAGCAACTTAGACAATGCCGCTCGACTATATGTTTTTTCTTCTTTCAAAAGTTTTTTTTGGTATGGGCGGCTTAATGTGTTTAAAGAGGTATTATTTAGATAGGGCTTAAGTATGGACTGATCTTTTGTGTTTAAAGTCTTTTCCAGTAGAGCTTGAAAAGGTAGAAATTCAGTATCTTCTACGAAGTCTTTCCACACCCCTGTATCTTTATAAATTTGAATTGCAGATGCATTGTCTCCAGATCTATATAATGCATTAGTTCTCCAATAAGAACCGTGGTCTTTTAACCTGTAGCCTAGATCTTCTAATATTTTCTTGTAATCGGTCATGTAGATAATGCATTTGGTATATCGTCATGTACGTCGTTCTGAACTACTCCTACGTCTGCATTATTGACTGAGTCAACGTAGTCTTGTAAATCTCCAACTTCTTTTATATTAAAGTTTTCTATCTTGAGGTTAAGGTAATTATTTTTATTAGTTCCGTCTGGCATCCTGACTGGGTTTATTCCCCTTAAGGCTGACTTTCCCATATGCCGAGACTTCAAATTGATTAATTTATGTGTCCCAAAACTATCTCCTTCTTCATGTATTTCTTCTGCAACTTTTTTACGCAAAAGAAATAAGTGAGAACAGAACTGAGTAATGTTGTCGGATAGGGATACTACGCTTTCGTCATCGACAATGCTACCAGCTTGCCTGTTTGTTGTAATGCCTAGCCTGTTTGACTGAACTGAGGTTATCATAGAGACACAAGGCTTGCCATCAAAACACAAATCTTTATGGATAGCTTGTTTAAAACTATCAACCATACGACCTACTTGTTGCCAGCCATCAGATTTTCCTAGGTTACTAAAATCACTCTTGATATAATCAAAACTAAAAATAAGCGGGTTGCCCCGACCTATTTTTGAGTAATAAAATCTCTTCAAAACAGAACACATTTCATCAACAGACATTCCAGCTACATTTTCATAATAAAACTGAATGCCTTTAATTTTATTCCAAGCAGATCTGACTTTAGATACAACTTGTTCTTGAGTAAGATCTCCATAGGTTGACGTTCTCCATTTTCCAGTTTGAAGCAACCATACTGGAATTCCAGATATAGCAGAACACTGTCTGTATATCAGTTCTTCCTCGCTCATCTCTCCATTGTCAAAATGAAGGATTGGCACTTTGTTATTCAAAGCCGCTGCTTTCGTTGTGAAGTCCATGCAAAACTGAGTTTTTCCTACTCCAGACCGAGCGACAACAACAGTTATGTTCCCAGCCAAAAGCAAAGAACCATAAATTTCTTCTAATCTTTTATGGGGACCTCTTAAGCCAAAAAATGTAACAGGATTATTTCCTCTTTCTTCTACAACTTCCTCCATCATACCAAATAAATCCACAGGGCCAGAGTCTGATATTTCAAACTTTTGTATACTGTCGTTATAAATTTTATCAGCCTTCTCAACTATTTCTCCATATTTTAAGCTTGGGTCAGCCTTCTTTACAAAAGAAGCAACGTCCTTACAAGAATTATATATTTCTCTTCTTGCTGTATATTTTTTAAGTTCCTTGACTGACGAAATGAATATATCATCACTTATCTTGTAGAAAGCTAAAGAAAAAACATATTCAGAAATATCTATACTGTCTGGAAAAGAAACCTTAAGCTGGTCTAGTCTTTGAATAAGAATTGTTTCATCTATAATTTCTGCGTTATCAAGAGCATTTCTTATAAGTTTAAAGATAGAAATGTTTACCTTAGAATCTTCACTGTAAAAATCGGAATCATTAAGAAAGGAAGAAACCTCCTCCCACTTTTCGGGGTGCTGCAAAAGTCCGCTTAAAACCTTCTTTTCTATTTCATATGAAAATATCATTATTTAAATTTATCTTTTTTGTGGTTTTTTATAAGTCGGGAGGTAGTATCTTGGTTTATATCTATTATGCATATAATGTCTTTCCCTACAACGTTTATGTGAACTTATTTTAATATAGCGATAGATTGGCTTCCTGTTGCAATCCCAGCCAACAAATTTCTTTCTTAAGTAATAACTACAACCGCACGGCAAAAACCCAGTCGATGGTGGCCTGTATGTATATTGGGAGCAAGAATTTCTGCAATGAGAATAGCAAGAAGTATTAACAGCTAAAATAAAAGCAATTATAAGTAAAATTTTCATAGGTTATCGTTTGGTCTTTGTGGTTGTGTCATATAAAGCTCTACGAGTTTATGGAGAGCCATATCTATACAGGTGTTGCTTGTATTAGAAAAAACAGACGGATTGCCTTGGTCATTAACATAAAAAAGTAGAAATCCTTTTGTACCAAAAGACATGCATCCAGTACTGTCATAAAGACGAGTGAGAAGACTGTCTGGTATAGAAGAATCTTGTTTTGTTTGTTTTTTTGAATTCATATAATTTTTAGTGTTTTTAATAAATTATCATCTAGTTTATCTGATTCTATGATTCTTATAAGTTTTATTTTATTCATTTCGCAAAAGTTGTCTTTTGTTTCATCTCTTTTTAATTGTTCCAGAAATTTCTGTCTGTCATTTGCATGGAAAAACTTGTTGTATTTATAATGCTGACCACCGTCAACCTCTATTGCTATTTTTTTGTTCGCATTATAGAAGTCAATAGTCATCCTAGAACCAAGAACAGGAAACTCTTCAAATACAACATCTGCAAGCCAATGTTTGCGTAGAAGGTCTTTTACTCTTTTTTGTATCTTGCTTCTACATTTATTGTCCCACTTGATTAAGTATTTAGTGGGGTTTCTCATTTTCAAATCTCTGCCGTGTATTGATGTAAATATCATTCAGAAAGTATCTTCTCTTTAACAAATTGCTCTAGAGCCTCCGAAACTTTAGGATTCTTTTCTAGATATTCATATATAGAAGCCATACCTTGAAATTTTGTTTTTGATTCAACCTCTTTGTCTGCTAAATAAGAAATAACCTCTTCATCAAAATCAAACCAAGAAGCTTTTTTGTTCATGAAATCCCACATAAGAAGCATTTCTACAATTTCACGTTCAACCCAAATAGACTTCCCGTTAATCCTTCCGTGTTTAATTGGGTATTTTACAAGCTGACCAGTAGACTCGTTAGTAGATTTGCAAATAAGAACTTTTGCCATATGACCGTATATCTTATTATTGGGCCCAATTTGTTCGGTGGGTTTTTCTAAAATTTTATCTGATTTAAATTGTTTTTGAAATTCCAAAATCCAATCTGGGTAGTGCAAAGCCGCATTACCTCCACTTGCGTTTGTCTGATTATTTGGGTCTCCTTTGGCATAGGGGTTAATGTCAACCTTCGCTCTAATCTGAGAAATCATAATTAACATGTGTCCAAATTTACACATACCAAGACTAACCCTCTTAAGAAAATCTGAAGTCATTAAAGCTCCAGCTGCTACTTTTGCAGCATCACTAGTCCTCTTTTCAAGTTCTGATTGTGGTAATAATCCATCCATGCTGTCTATAACAACGCACAGCTTTTCCTTGTCTGGATTATTTTTAAGCAGTCCTCTAAGGAAATCAAAAACAGCGTCGAAAACATTACTCTCAAAAACAAAACATGTCCCAACAACCCATTCATCTGGATCAGTTACAAAGGTTATTCCTGATCTCTTCCTGACATCTTTAGATAACCTCCCCTCTGCCTTAACAAACAAGGCTTTTGAGTTTTCTACTGTATTTAGCATATTGTGCATTACCTGTAGCGCCTCGTT